GCTACCGCGCCGATTATGAAAAGGTGATGAACGAGCCAGGCTATTCAAAAAAAGTCAAGGCTTTGCTACGACCAACGCAGAGGTCTCACCACGACTCGACTGGTGCAGCTCGCGACATTGCTTCTGAATCTGGAAGTGCTGAGGACGATGATCTAAAAGACATGGTTTGGCTGATGGACATATGGATTGCCGAAAACAATTCCATTGTCACCATGGCTTGCGATCAAGACATCGAGCCGCTAATTGAACGTGAGTGGACCGGATCGCAAGCGGGACCATACAAGTTTCTTTCGTTGGGCGATACTCCCGACAACATCATTCCTACTTCGCCTGCGATCAACTTGAAGGGGATGCACGATCTCCAGAACCGACTACACCGCAGGATGGAAGCCGATTCCGACGCTCACCGAATTGTTCAGGTCTATCCGCCAGGAATGGAGAACGATGCTAACGCGCTTCGTAATGCAGGAAGAAATGATTGGGTCAAAGGTGTAAGCCCAGAGCAGATCAAGCAGTTCGAGATGGGTGGCGTCGATCAGCGAGACATGGCGCTAGCTACGTTTCTGCAAACGACATACGACCGGATGGCTGGAAATCTTCAGGCAATGGGTGGACTTGGAGCACAAGCCGGAACGGTCGGACAAGAGGAATTGATTCACGGTCAGCTATCACGAAACGTAGCGGACATGAGAACATCCGTGGTCAATTTCGCAGCGACCTGCATTTTGGATCTTGGTCGGTTGATGTGGGAAGATCAAACGCTCGAACTTCAAACGTCGATGCCAGTTGGTAACAGTGGAATCCAGGTCGATTCAAGTTGGACTCCCGATTACCGCATGGGCGAGTTTGAAGATTACGAATTCCGTGTTGAACCGTACTCGATGGTTTTCAAGACTCCACAGCAGCATCTTCAAGAGTATTTCCAGGTGCTACAGCAGATCGCTCCACTGTGGCCGATGTTCCAAGCATCGGGTGCTACGCTCAATGCCCAAGTGCTCGTGAAGGAAATGGCTCGACTATTAAACAAGCCAGAGATCGAGCAGTTAATCACGTTCGCTGTTCCAACCGAAATGCTCGGAGGCGACCAAAACACGATTCGCTCACCAGCGCACACGGTAAGAGAGAATGTCAGAAAGAACGTCGGAACAGGCGGAACGGCTGAAGCTCGGTCCAATGCTTTAATCCGCGATCTCATGGCAGGACAGTCATCAAGCACGAATGGGCAGCAATCGGCAATGCTTCAAAGGGCTCCAGCATGATTTGCCACGTAAACGTTCAATTGAAAACGAACCATCCTAACGGAGAGTGGCGATACGAATGGAGACAAGTCGAAGCGCCAACGCTTCGTGAAGCGATGGCTAAAGCTGAACAAATGCCAGACGTGGTTAGATGCGTCGAGGCAAGTGTAATTCCAGGCGGAGTAGTGACGTGAACAAAGTCGTAACAAAACACAACGGCAAGGTCGTTTCCAAGGAAGAGCTCGACAAGCTAATGCCTCCGAAGCCTGATTGGCTGGAAGGTCCAGCGATGACGGCTAACACCTACACGGAAACTGACCCGCTGATTTCCGAAGGGTGTGGAGTACACCGAACACAAGTCGGAGAGGCAAGGGAAATGATTCGCCGGCACAACATTGTTGGCGCTCAAGTGCTTGAAAGTGGACAGGTTCGATTCACCAGCCGTAGGGCTCGACGCGAGTTCCTCTCACGAAGAGGACTTCATGATAATGATGGATCGTATGGGGATTAAAGAACGACGCGGTTCCGTACTGCGGAACTGTGAGCAAAGAACTTGCAGTCCAAAGTGTGGTCGCAAACTTAGATACAGTTGCTCGCACCACCACAACTTACATAATTCACGGAGAAAAACACAATGCCATTGGCAGACATTACCGACGCAACACCAAATACAAGCTCTGCGGAAATCAAAGAGTTTGTTGACCAAATGGTTGCTGAAATCGAGCAGGATCGCAAAGGCGAATCCAGCGGTAAGTCTGATGCGCAAATTGTGAATGAACAGGCTGGCATTCGTCAGCCTGAAGACAAGCCAAAGGAAACAACTGCCGAGAAAAATTCCGGCAGCACTACCGCCACTGACGATGGCGAGGATACCGGCAGCACAGAGGAAAGCCCTGAGTGGCTTACCGACGATGTGAAAGCCGAGGCAGCCGCGTATGGGATTGATGAATCGGAACTTGCCGATTTCACCAGCCGCGAGGAGTTGGATCGGGCATTTCGACTATTTGACAAAACTGCACTGGAAGCCGGTCGCAAGGCAATGGGCAAAGGTGAGGAAGGTGGCACGACTCGAAACGAGAAGGGTCAATTCGTCAAAAAGGAAACGCCACAAGCCGACGAGTCCAAAGTGGAAACTCCGAAGGATGGTCGGTATGAAGTTCAGTTGGACCCAAACATTTACGACGAAGGGATCATCAGTGAATTGACGCGAATGCGCGATCACTATGAATCTCGTTTGGCGCACCTTGAATCGTTTACTACGGAGCAACAGGCTGTCGCTGCCGAAAGGCAATTCGACAAGCTAGTTGATTCACTTGGTCATTCCGATCTATTCGGAGCGACGGACAAGGAAACGGCAGAGGAAAAGCAGCGTCGTGAAACCCTGTTCGAAGAAGTCAATATTTACTTGGCTGGTCGAAAGGCACTGGGGCATCCAGCAGAACTGAATGAAATCGTAGTTCGTCGTATTACCCAAGCCCTCTTCGCAGAGGAACTGGGTAAGAAACTAATCAAACAAAAAACCCGCCAACTTTCAAAGCAGAGTAACGGACGCATGGGCGGAAGCCCAACGAAGCCGCGTCCACCATCGGAAGATCCTCGCGATGAATTCGATCGTCTCTACGATGAAATGGCACGAAAATAAGGAAGGTCCACCATGGGACTAAGTATTGACCAAATTGATGATTTCGTAGCCTCGATTCACCAGAAATTCGCTGGCGAGGAAATGCTTGCCGCGCAGGATCTTTCCCTGCCGTTGCAAGAGTATAAGTACGCCTCACGCCTTTTCAGTGGAAACCTGGAAAAGGACACCATGAGCACGTCACAGTGCAAGTGGAAGGTGAAGGTAGCGACCAACGACAATTTCCAAGTTGTCGGACTGTACCACCGCGATTCGTCCAGCCGAATCAACACGCTGAGCGAAGGATCGTTGAAGTGGGGTCTAACGACCAACAACTACCACTACGACATTGATGAAGAGATTTTCCAAACTGGCGGAAAGCAGATTTACGATTACCTCAAGGCACTGGAAACAGACTTGATGACATCGTTCTACACCGGCATGGAAGATCTGATGTTCGGACCTGGACCATCCGGTCCAACCGTCAATCCTTTCCCACCTGTGTCGCTTCTGTGGTGGATCACCGCTACCGATGATTCAACTTCCGAAAACAACTCGGAAGAAGGCTTCGACGGCTATGCTCCAGTTGGTTGGGGTTCCAACGGTGTCGGTGGAATCGACCCAACGGTTTACGACCAATGGCGCAACCGAACATTCCCATACCAGAACGTCGATCGAGAGGATTTCGTCGAGAAGATCATCAACTCGATGGACCTGTGCCAGTTCACTCCACCTGTTGAGCGAAAAGACATCGTCAGCCAAAAGCGACACGACTGGGAATTGCTCACAACTCACAGCCGCGTAGCCGCTTGTCGCCGATTGCTCCAACTAGGCAATGACAACATCGGCGACGATATGGCTGCACACAGCGGTACGCCTTACATCCGTGGCGTTCCACTGACTTGGGTTCCAGCTTGGACCAATGCGTCAAGCGTCAATGCTCGAACTGACGGTGTTGTCCTGGGCATCAACTGGGCAACGTTCAAGGCTTACTATGCTGACGGTCGCCAAATGCGTAAGCGAAAGGCGTTCCAGCACCCAGAAATGAGCAATGTGCGCGTTCGCTGCATGGATGACTCGGTCCAGATTGTTTGCTTCAATCGCCGAGCCAACTTCCGTGGCTACTGCACCAACACCGTAACAGAGACCGCGTAAGTTTTGTCGACAATTGTAGACAAAACCGACAGAGCAAACGTCTTCGGCGGGTGAGACGATAAATTCCACCCGCAATTTTTCGATTCAGGGAAAAACGCCCATCCTTAGCTGGGACAAATCCCTCTCATACCAAAGGAGTGCATAATGCACGTTTTACATGAAGACATGGCAACACGACTGTTCTCGCCTCGAGTGTGGAAGGGGTTTGCTCCTCCAAACGCTTTTACTCCACATGGAAGCGTAGCTACGGGAGAAAGCGGCAATCGTGCGTTTGGTTTCTTTGACGACTTTTTGACGTTCACTGAAACGACGCTGGACGGTCCCTACGCGATTCTCAAGGGAACCGGCTGTACTCAGTCAAAGGTCGCTGATACTGCTGCTGCCAAGGGAATTCTGAGCATGACGCTCGACGGAAACGCGGACAACGATGAATGCGTTCTCAAGTGGGGCTCGACTTTGTCGGCACCGTTCTACTTGGCGAACAATGACTTGGCGTTCGAATGCTGCCTTGCCATTTCCTCGATCGCTGCTTCCAAGCACGACATTGCTGTCGGTCTAGGTCAAGCAGACATGATTACGACAGACTTGCTGTTTGGTGACACTTCCGGATTAGCAGACAAGAATTTCTGCGGATTCGTGAAGCTTGCTGCTGAAGCTGGAGTATTCGACGGAGCTTACAAGGCAGATGGTCAGACGTACCAAAATGGTGCAACAAAGACCAAGCTTGATGCCCTGGCAACTTTCACTGCGAGCGTTACCACTTACGTCAAGCTCGGAATGCGATTCCGCGCCGCCCAAAGGACTCTTGAGTGGTATGTCAACGGCGTGATGCCTGGAGGCAATATCGCTCCAGCTCGATTGACAGCAAGCGAAATTGACGCAGCGACATTCCCAGACGACGCGTTCTTGGCTCCGATCATCGGAATCAAGGATCAGGGTGGCGATACGGCGCTGAATGTTCAAATCGATTGGTGGGCTTGCGCTCAGTACGAGTAACACCTGAATTACTTGGGGGAGGCGAGAATGCTGCTCGCCTCCCCTGGGCAGGGATTCACTAGGCAAGGCAAAACCAATGACAAGCACTCAAGTCAGTTTCGCGATATTGCAAGAGCGTGTCGGACATTACTTGTTCGGCATTCGAACTGGCTTTTCGTCCGATCAGCAATCTGACATTGGCGATTGCCTGAACGATGGACTGCGCCGAGTGTACGCAGCACACAACTGGTCGTTTCTTCGTCCACTAGCTGATGTTGTCACTACAGCACCTTATGCAACTGGAACAGTCACAATCGCATCAGGAGTCGTAACGCTCACTGGTGGAACATTTCCGTCATGGGCTGCTTCAGGAGTTCTAAAGGTCAGCAACAGGTACTACTCCGTTGCTAGTCGTGGAAGCGACACACAAATCACGCTTGACGATACAAGTGTTACCGTAGCATCGGCGGCTAGCTTCCAGTTGGCTCAACCAGAAATAGCACTGGTTCGATTCCGTTTCCAACGATAGCGATTTGACTTACTACCCAAGCGCCGAGTCGTGGTATCCTCCAGTCAAGTGGAGACATGATGCAACGATTCGGCATTTAGAAGGCACGAACCCAGAGTTTGATCGTCCGGTGTTCTACTCGGTTCGCACGGTATCGTTCGATCCAACCGTAGGCAGTCGAAAGGTGTTAGCACTGTACCCAGCACCGGACAAGGTTTACACGCTTCGCGTTCCAATGATTCTGAGACCAGTGTTACTTGACGCTGTAAACCTCTATCCGATCGGCGGAGAGGTGTTAGCCCAAGTCATGCTTGAAGCATGTTTAGCATCGGCTGAAGTAAATTTCGAGGAACGAGAGCACGTCCACGAAAAGCGATTCATGGAACTGATCGGTCTGGCTATTCGTGAAGATCAAGAACGTAGCTCGCCAACTTCACTCGGATCAGACAATCCACGCAGCGAACGAAGGCAGTTCGGCATACTTGACTATTCCTATCGTCTTCGTGAACAGCGGATTGGTGGGCTGACACTTGACGGCGACGCACTGTAACCAAACGAGACAATTATGTTTTCATCATCCAAGATTGAAATTGTTACCAATTCCAGCGGTGCTGCGACCGTTCATTTAACACATGGACTAAGCCGTAAGCTCAATGGTTTCCTAGTCTGCATCAAGTACACTCCGGGGACGATTGATACTGGAGCTGACCTGACGATTACCGGCGAGGAAAGCGGAATTCCGATTCTGACCAAAGCAAACGCAGGAACGAGCGTTGTGTTCTACTATCCGCGTGCGTTGATCAATGCAGTTGCAGACGGCGCGGAAGCGGCAAGTCCAAGTGAATTCATCC